CAAACTCAGACTTGTCGTAGTTCCAGTATCCATCTTTCTTTACGATTTTGATTTTGAAGTTTGCACCTTGCCAAAAATCAAAAGGATTGATGGGATCTTCATCATCAAACTCAGGTTGCATGGCATTTAGAATCTTATCAAAGATTTTCTTACCATACTTGAAGAGAAATACTTTACCCTCATTTGCAGGATTTGCAGGGTCTTTTACAACGTAGATATTAGAGTAGTAAGACAGTTTACGCTTTTGCTTACGAACAGTTTCCTTATCCTTTTCACTACCACTATTCCACAGTCCACGATTGAATTCGCTTACTGGATCTTTTTGTCCAATAGTAGTCAAACTATTTTCAATATACCAACCGCCAGGGCCTTGAAATGCATGGGTGTACATTTTTGCCCAAGGAAGTTCTTCTCCATCAGGTGCAGGCAGAAAACGAATCACTGCTGAACCTACACCAGTTTTATCCATCTCTGGTTTCCAGAGACGTTCATCAGCACCACTAGAAGTGGTATTCATCTTCTCTACTTGCTTAACCAGTTTATCAGTCAGAGAACCAAGAGAAGATTGCTTTTTCAGATTTTGAAATGACATTTGTACCTCGTATTTGTTGAGATTTGGCCTTTGTGTACTTCGTTATTCTACAGGTCAGAACCCGTCTTGTCAATCTGTTCCTTCATTGCTTCAAGCATCTTGGTCATATTGCCAAAGATTACATTCATATCGACATTTGAAGGAAGTCCCATAAGTGAAGCAGATTCAGAAATGCGTTGTTTCATTTCTTTTGCTTCTGGGTCATCAGATAAACTTAAACGAGTATAAAGAATTTGCTGTTTATTCAAAAGTTTTTCCATAAGATTGACATGATGAATCTTATCTTCCTTTGTCATATATGGAAACTTAAAAACGCTTCCATAGACTTCCTCTTGAAGTTCAGAAATTTCAGTCATCTCTGCTCGGACGACTTCGGAATTAAAGAAACTCATTTCTCTCCTAGAATTACTTCTTTTAAAATTTTGCGATAACTCAGTACATCTATATGTAGGAATGGAGAATACTTTTTTATTCTACGACTTACGGTTTCCCACACAGGGTCTTTGAGTTTCTTATCAAACTTATTCCCGAACAGGAATATTCTATCATAGATGACTAGGGTTTCCAGGCTAATATTCCCGCTCAGGAATTTTTTTAATAGGGGTGGATGTCCCTTAGAACAATTAAAAACATCATCAAACTTATTTTCTTCAAATAAAGTTTGAGATTCTTGCTTGAAAAGATATGATAGTGATTGAACTTTCTTTTGCCACTGTTGAAATCTTTCATCACCTTCTTTCATAATCTCACCAATCCAAAGGGTCTCTGGATCTTTACATGAAACAAAGTTTGCAACAAAGAAATTCTCTACTTCCTTTTCGTCTTTTTGCCTAGACATCTTTTCAAACCAGAACCTATCTTTCCTTTTATAAAAGGACTGAAGACTTGCTCTGGTTTTTTTATTGTACGTAAAGTAATCGTATGAATTTTTTGTGAAGTGATTTTTTAATGCAAGGTAAATCTTGTAGCAATCAAAGGGCATCATTTAAAAAGTAATATAGGGAATTTTTTGCCGGAAATTTTTTCCCATAAAAATGAACTAAAATACCAATTTTGCACGGGAAGTTTTTTTGAGGAAATTCAGTTCCATTGCCTCATACTTAATTTTTTCTTTCAAGGGTTTTGATATAAGTTTAGGAACTGATTCTACATCAATGTTGTTTTGTTCGCAGAAATATATGATGGCATCAATATAATTCATGTCTGCATTTATTTGAACAAGATTTTCAATCTCTTGTGCGAATTTAGATGGGCAGAAAAATTTATCTCCTAGTGCTTTCTCTAATTCATTCTCCATCTGACCTAATATTGTGATGTACAAATTCTTTAATGTAGCGAACTAATAACTTAATATAATCTGATTTATTCCTTTTGTCAAATATTTTGACTTCACCTCCAGGAGTTACCATGATAGTAATAAGTTTAACTGGGGGAATATCGGTCAATTCATAATAAGCTGCTGCATAAAACATCTCTTGGACGAAGTAGTTTTCAATCCACTCTTCGGGTTTAATCTTTTCTGAAGTCTTAAAGTCAATAACCGCAAGTTCACCCTCATACTCAGCAATACAATCAACTCGTCCAGCAAGTCCAAGATATTCGGAGTAAAGAGTTCTTTCAATTGCATGAATATTATTTATCTTATCTAAGTATGGTTTAGCATGATGAAACATGAACTTTGTCAGGGGTTGATAATCATCCCAGTTAAGTTCTTTATTTTCAAGGTAATCTTGGCAGACTTGGTGAAAATCAGTTCCTCTTGCAGTTGCTTTCTTAGTGATTGCATTTGCTTTTTGTTCACCAACTCTCTTTCGCCACTCCACAAAGATTTGACGATTATAAAAAGAAGTTACAGAAGTAATAGAAGGCACCCACTTACCACTAGGAACTTGGTAGAGGCGGATGCTTTCTGTCGTTTTACATTCTAGTTCAATGTCACCCAAGTAATTATGATGAATAAAACTCATACTCCAACTTCCATTTTAGCAAGGATATATTCTTTCACAAAACCAGAGCGAACAATATCTTCTACTCCATATTCGATAATATCAATTGATGGCATAACACGAAGAATTTTCATAAAATCAACAATACCATTCTTTTCGTTTGTTTTAATCAAATCTGATTGAGTTGCATCTCCACAGAAAAGAATTTTTGAGTTCTCACCCACACGAGTGATGATACTGTCAAGTTCATGAAAGTTTAAGTTTTGGAATTCATCAACGATAATGATTGCATTATCCAGAGTAGTACCACGAATGAAAGAAGTACTCCAAAAACTAATCGTACCTTGAGTTTTAAGATTACCATAAAGCATTTCAAAGTCTGCTTCTGATGGTAACTCAAACATATACTTTACCATATTCTTATATGGAATTTGATAAAGTGATGATTTATCTTCATGGTCTCCTGGAAGAAATCCAATTTCACGAGTCGCTACAAGTGAACGAACAATATAAATCTTTTCATATGGGGACTTTTCATTCAATACATCTTTAAGTGCATTATACAGTGCAATGAATGTTTTACCTGTGCCTGCACAACCGTATGAAACAATATTTTGATCCAATTTATATGATTTAAAGAAGGCTTCCTGATTATCAGTAAGAGGTTCAACAGTCCTCATTAAGTCAGTATTAATCGGTTTTTTTCTTTTCATTTGCTTATTACTCATACCAAAAGGAACCGGAGACTTTGGCGTATTTCTTTTTGCAGGCATATTTAACGTATCAGATTTTTTTGACTTTTGAACCGGGCATTTTGGATGCACGATCTAGAACATCGTTCCATCCTGGATTTTTAGAGATTAGTTTATTCTGCCAATCTCCGATTTCTCCAACATTCATTTGAGTTGGAATTAGTGCTTTGAGATTGGGATTTTCTTTGAGATATGGTTCTTTTTCTGCCATAAGCATCCATTTCTCAAATATTTCTCCAGTTTCTGTATTTTCAAATCTATAGGTTGGCAATTCTACTCCTCCATATTATGTAAGAATATTTATTCAATAGTAATAGAAGGTGCATCAACGCATTCGGGGCACCCTTTACGAGTCCAACCAAGTGCTTCAGATACAGCAGGGAACTGACAAGTAAAGATGCAACGTACCAACTCTGCAATCTCCATATGTTCCTTCTGCGTTCCATGAGCCGAACGCAAATCAATGTAATGAATCCAAGAACGCACGGAACCCGTCATATAGAGGCGCGTGGGAGTTGCTAGAGGCAGTACAAACCTTGCACACTCCTTTGCCACACCTTTCTCTAGAAGGCGGTTATAGAGGCGTAGAGAATGCTCAAAATGAACACGAATGTCTTCTGTCAGAGTCAGACGCAGGTAATCGGGGATGTCATCAATTGAGTTCTGACGATTCTTATCATCCTGACGACGAAGTTCTGGGAGAGGAATAGTTTTACCAAGAAGAGTGCTGTCAGCATAACGCTGCGAAAACTCTTGATATGTAAATGACCTATGGCGAAGAATCTGAGCAGCAATACCACGAGTTGTATTAATCTCCACAGTCATGCTGGCTTGTTCAAAGATTGACCAGTGTTGGTGATTGATACAATACTTGAGCAGTCCAGAGAACTTTTCACTCTCCTGATTAGCAGGATTACTTACACGAGCACAGTAAGCCATATGCTTCTCTGCATCAGGTGTAACACTAATGAGTTTTACTTCTGGTTTCATAAACTCAAATTCATCGTACATCGTATTCATCTTCCTCTTCATAAAATACTTCGTCGTAATCAGTCAAAAAGTTTTTAATCTCTTCGTATTGGGGGTCCTTAATATCAGGACCAATCTCTTCCTTAAGACATTCCACCAGAGACTCAAGGTTTCTGACAATTAACTTAAGTTTTTCTCTATTCATTTCTATTAAGTTAGTCAAAGATATTATAGACAAAAAAAGGGAGGATGTCAATCCTCCCTGTCGTATTCGAAAACTTGTTCAAACCATTCCACTAGATGAATACGATAACAAGACCAATAGCGACATCCACGATATGTTAAAAGATAACAAGCAGGACCTCTATTGTCCTTGTCCATATCATCATAGTGGTAACGGTAATT